TTTAACATATAATAATGCGATTATAGAAAATATTAAATGGATCAAACAACTGATTATAGCGTAATAAAAAGCTATATTTTCTCCACTAATATCTATTATATATTTCTTACAAAAATCTAATACATATGGGGCATATATTTTATAGTGTTGTTCCTTTGATATTATATTGAATTTTTTTATAAGTACTAATGATGCAACAAATAATATTGATATAACTATACCAAAACAAAAATATATTACAAAATCATAGATATTATTATCATAACAATTTATATATATTAATGATATGAGTAACATAGTAACTACTTGCATACATAATAATTTATGAGCATCTATAATCATTTGAATATATGAACAGTCGCCTGTTTTTTCTATTGTTTTTTCTATTGTTGTTTCTTTAGCGTCTTTGTTAGCGTCTTTGCTAACGTCTATGTTAGCGTCTTTGCTAACGTTTTTGCTAGCGTCTATGTTAGCGTCTATGTTAGCGTCTTTGTTAGCGTCTATGTTAGCGTCTTTGTTAGCGTTTTTGCTAGCGTCTATGTTAGCGTTTTCGCTAATGTCTTTGCTAATTGTTTCTTTTTTTTGTTCCTCTTTATTAGCCTCCATTTAAAAATTTATTATTTTATATTAAACATATTAAACAATAATAGTTTTAACTAATTTCACCTTATTAATGTTAAAATAACACATGCTAAGTATTAATACTAATACTAATATTAATACTAATACTAATACTAATGTTATTATATAAATATAATTTCTAAATATAAAATAATATAAAAACCAACTATCCACGCTATTATCTAATCTAAATAATGTTATTAAAAAATTAGTAATAGCCAAAAGAAAAACATTAGAAAACCACGAAGTTTTATTTTCAGTTTTAGGAAATAACTGAACAATTAGTGGATATTTATATGTAAATTTTTTAGTTAAAGCCCCTATATATGTAATATCCATATGCCCTTTATTAAAATTAGACGAACTAATGTCTTCAATTAATTTAGTTCTTGTATTACGCGAATATATAATTGCTTGTAATGAACCAAAAAAATAGCGGTCTAGTTTCAAAAAATCTTCATTATATTTTGAAAATAGTCCAAATGATCCAAAAGTGAAAATATCAAAATCTGTTGTAGCAATAAATGCATCGATTTTTTCATAAACTAAGGTGTCTTTATTTACTACCTGTGCATCATCTTCTAAAATTATTACATTATTATATTCTTTTAAATACTCAAAAGCTGTATAATAAGCATGAACAATATCTTCTTTTGGTGTTTTAATTGTTGAAGGTTTGTTACACTTTTTATATCCCTTATTATATTGAATTATTGTTTGCTTGGTAAGATTTAATATAAATGGATCTTCTTTAAATCTAGTACTGTCTTCCATCGCTAATATAAGAACAACATCAACATTTTTTAATATAGGTGTTTCACAATTATTTATTACTTTATATGAGTAACAATCCATATATAATTATTTTTATATGTTTATACGCACAATTTAAATTTAAATAATAAACATATTAAGTTATATATTTAATCGTTTAATGTTATTTAGAAATAATATTATTTTTTTAATTTATATATATAATAATATTTATGACAACTTTGGAAACTCCAAATTTTATGAATGGCGGAACTAGCAATAGATTAAGTCCTTCTGGTTTCTTTTATTATGTTTTTAACTTTGATAGCGATAATAAAGCACTATTATTTAATATGTTACAATATTTAATAATTGCTTTAATCCCTGTTGTAATATTATTAAAACTTGTAAAAGAATATATTCCAGAAGACAATGACAAAAAAGCTAACTTAGAAATATTATTTGAAATCATTATTCAATTAGGTGTATTGTTTATTGCAATCTTTTTTATTGATAAAATTACTCGTTATTTTCCAACATATAGCAAGGTGCCATATTCTAAATTTAATGAAGTAAGTTTCATTATTCCTACGTTAATTTTAATTATTACTATGCAAACAAAGTTAGGAGCCAAAATCAATATTTTGTATAATAGAGCAATGGAAACGTGGAGCGGTAAAAGCCCGCACGTTGGAGTAAGCAATCACGGTAATGCTAAAATAAACCAATCTATTCCCACACCCGGAATTCATCAAGTTAGCAGAGCTGACACACTAGATAATACTTTAATGGCTCCAAGAGCTAACCAATTGCCTGCGCAAAACAATATATCTATGATTGATTCGCTGCCAAATATGATTAATAATGGAGGAGGAATGAATTTTCAAGGACAGGCAATGCAAAATGCATTTATGGAGTCTATGGAACCAATGGCTGCTAACAGCGCTTTAGGAGGAGCATTTGGGTCTTCATTTTAATTCTAAAATTTTTATTTTACTTTAACATATAATAAAAATTTTAGGGTGTTAGGGGTTAATGACGAGTGGCGTCACCATGCATCATGCCCCCTCAATCATGTCCTGCCGTGCCATCCCACAATTTATATATTCTATATAACTCATCTTGCTCTTCTGGTGGAAGTTTTGATCTGGCTAGTTTTTGTCTATATAACCGTAGTCGCTCTTCTGGTGAAAGTTTTAATCTGGCTTCTTCTTGTCTTTCTGCTAGTTTTCTGTGTCTTGCTACTCGTTTTTTTCGCCATGCTTCTTGCCATGCTTTTGGTTCTGCTGCTAGTCTTGCTACTAGTCCTGCGGCTGCTGGTTGTGGTGCTGTTGCTGGTTGTTGTGCTGGTGCTGGTTGTGGTGCTGGTTGTGGTGCTGGTTGTGGTGCTGTTGTTGGTTGTTGTGGTGCTAGTCCTGCTGCTGATGGACTGCTGGTTGTTGTGCTGCTGCTGGACTGCTGGTCTTGCTGCTGCTGATGGACTGCTTGTTGCGGTGAGGTATAATCCATATAATTCGGGCTATAGCCCATATTATGAGATTTTCTTTTTCCGTCTTCTTGGTTTTCATCTGTATTTTTTGTTCTTCCTTCAAATATTGATTTTTTTCTAAATCCAAAGTTCTTTCCAAAGTTATTTCCAAATCCAAATCCAACTTTATTTCCAAATTCTAATTTATTTCCAAATTCTAATTTATTTCCAAGTCCTAAGTTATTTACAAGTCCAAATTTTGATTTCTTACATATTGTATCTGTAAAATCCTTTTCGCCTATAATTTTTGTTACTAGAGCTAGAGTTACTTGAATTACCTGACCAATACCATGATTTAGATTCATGACTAGAGGAGTAAAAGGATGAGGAGATTGAAGAATAATAATAGTATTAATTAATACTAGTGTTAGATACATAGCTATATACTTAAATAGTTTTTCCAATAGTCTCATTATTTCACTTTGTTTTTTCTTTTTTACTTTCTCGGAATTACAGTTTATAGGAGGACTTTTAATTGTTTTAGTTAATTTAGAAAGTAAAAATACAATACTGTTTGAAATAATATTTTCAATAAATATTATTAGACTTCGTAATAATATATAAATTATAAGTACTTTAATAATTCTTGATACATTCTTAGATAAAGGCCCAAGAATTTTTTTAACAATACTAAACTGGCTCAAAATATATACTAAAGGACGTATTAACAATAATAATTTAATTCCTACGAGTATACCAAGAAAAAATATGACACTAGAGTCTATTACTTTAGCAAACTTTAGTATATTGGGTTTAGCACCTACACAAGAAACTTTATAAAATGCTTTTGCTATTGCACCACCTACTATAGTTCCTGCCAAAGCCCACAATAAATACAATGATGCTATAAATTGTTTCCCTATTTGAATAATATCTAAATGAGGTGTAATCCTGAGGGAATAATCAATTATCAAATAAAACATCAAATTAAAACTTATAATTACAAAAAAAATTGAGTATCCTATTTGTGTTATTTTTTTGTTAAAAAATATTGGTATATTTGGTAATTTTATATAACCAAATGTAATCCATCTAACAAATGACTGTATTGATACCCATACTATTAAAATTAATAAACATATTCCAAGAATAATTGTAAGTACATTAGGAATTAAGGAAAATGTAAATAGAGGTCTATTCCATTTAAAGTCACGCGCCATTCCTTTTCCTTTTCCCATTCCTTTTCCCATTCCTTTACTAGACATTCCAGATCCATTTCCTTTTCCAGGCATTCCAAATCCATTTTCTTTTCCCATTCCTTTTCCAGGCATTCCAGGCATTCCAGACATTCTAGATCCATTCCCTTTTCCAGGTATTCTAGATCCATTGTTAGAAAAAATTCTTTTAATTTTTTTTAATACTCCTCCGCCGAAACTTAATAAACGATCTAGAACAGCCATAACTCCTGCTATAAACCGAATAAGCATAGTTTTTGGTGTAAATTTTTTAAATTTTGGAGTATTTTTTATAAAAGTATCTATATTATCAAATAGTGATTCAACAGAACCAAATACATTAAATAATGTACTTTTCTTATTAGATTTTTTTTTATCCTTTCCGGCTTTTCTATGATCTTTTGCTGGTGATTGCTGTGTAGATGGTTGTGCTATTGGTGGTTTAGGTCGTCTCAGCTTCGATATATCATCCCAGCTTACACTATTATTTCCTGGTGCTTGTGCTATAGATGGTTGTGCACTAGGTGCTTGTGCACTAGGTGCTTGTGCACTAGGTGCTTGTGCACTAGGTGCTTGTGCACTAGGTGCTTGTGCACTAGGTGCTTGTGCACTAGGTAGTTGTCTCTGTATCTTCACATCATCCCTGAATAATTTATGAAAATCCTCATAAATACCATCCCAGCTTACACTATTATTTCCTGGTGCTTGTGCTATAGATGGTTGTGCACTAGGTGCTTGTGCACTAGGTGCTTGTGCACTAGGTGCTTGTGCACTAGGTGCTTGTGCACTAGGTGCTTGTGCTCTAGGTGCTTGTGCTCTAGGTGCTTGTGCACTAGGTGCTTGTGCACTAGGTGCTTGTGCACTAGGTGCTTGTGCACTAGGTGCTCGTGCACTAGGTGCTTGTGCACTAGGTGCTTGTGCGCTAGGTGCTTGCGCACTAGGTGCTTGTGCACTAGGTGCTTGTGCACTAGGTGCTTGTGCACTAGGTGCTTGTGCACTAGGTGCTTGCGCACTAGGTGCTCGTGCACTAGGTAGTTGTCTCTGTATCTTCACATCATCCCTGAATAATTTATGAAAATCCTCATAAATACCATCACCCATATTTATATTAAACTAATATAAGTGTATATTATTATTTGATAGATTAATCATAATTAATATTTTCGAACTCTTTTAAATTTGTTTTTAAATTATTAGATGCGCAAATTTTCTTAATTATTTTATCATCAATTGTTTTTAAATTAACTGAGCAAGTTTTTAATAAATATGCAAAATAGTCTTGCTTTGCGTCGTTTTCTTTAAAGTCGGGGTTTTGTGCAATCCAATCTTGAATTAGTTTAAAATGTGCTTTATTTAAATTATGTAAAGCCCCTTTTATTTTTGTTTTATCGCTATCTTTCTCCCATAAATCATTGTCTTTTATGTATAATGTTTCGCGTTTTGGATCGGTGCAATGTAGTGGTCTCTCAAAAAGCGACAGTTTGCTTATTGTTTGTATAATAGCGTTACTTAGTCCTATTTCTAAACCTTTATTTTTTGTTAAATCCAGGTCTTCCAATGTTAATTTTATTTGTTTTATAAAATCGTTCATATTTATTGCATTTTTACACCGTTCATTAAGAAAAACATTAATATTAAAATTCTGTTTTATATGTGTGTTATTATTTGTAATATTACCTAGCTTTGGAACAAATTCTATTAATTGCTTTTGTTGTTCTCCTAATTGTTTTTGTTGCTCCATTATTTGTTGTTGTTGAATGATTAGCAAGTTCTTAATATCGTTATTTTCAGTAAATAGCTTCATTATTGTAGTATTGTTAATGTCGCTAGCACTAGTTTCATTAACATCTTTACCACTATTACTTATTTCTAAATTCACAAAAGCGCATTTTTTTTTATGAGTATATAAGCTTTGGTTATGTTTATAACTTTTGCCACATTCACATATATAAGATTTTGCACACGTTTTTTCACTAATATTTATAAGTAGCTCATTATTTTTGTGCTTTCCTGTTTGTATATGTCGTCCATAATCCCCTTTTTTATATGTATTATAGTTACAGCATTTACATTCATATAAATATAAACTTTTCACTCCTTTATTAATCATATACAATTATTATATAGTTATAAAAAATCCTTAAATCCTTTTCGCTAAAAAAGCGCTTTTATAAGTATTTTAAAATATGCTCTCAAAAAAAAACGCATAAAAAAAATTACGAAAGCTGTTATGATAACAAAATTTCAAGTGCGTAAAAAGTTGCGCGTTTTTGCGCGTTTTTTATAAGTATTTTATAAGTATTTTATAAGTATTTTATACTTATAAAAAACGCGCAAAAAAATCAAAAAAAGGCCCAAAAAATGTATGGTAAGGACTTTTTTTGCACATTTAGAAAATTTATAAAAGCTTTATGGTGTAAAACTGAAAATATCCTGTTTTTGTTTCAAAAAAACCTATAAAGGCTTGCATTATATAAAAATGGACATTTATAAATGTCCAAAATCAAAAAAATTTTATAAATATAAATTCGGTAAAAAGAGAGATTTGCAAAGTTTATGTGCCCTTGGTTTTGTTTTTTGCTGATTGTTGTTAAAAATCGTTATGCTATATGGTCTTGTGATTTGTTATGCGTTTTTTCTTATTTTTTTTGGATTTTTTATGAGTTTTTATGAGTTTTTATGAGTTTTTATGAGTTTTTATGAGTTTTTATGAAACTTTATTAATGTTTTATGAATTTTTGTTAATTATTAATAATATTGTTAATTATTAATAATATGTATAAAAATAGAAAATTTAGTGAGTTAGTATTTTTATATTTGATAAACATAAGTTTTGTATTATATATAATTGTGTTATTAGGAGTAGGAGGTTTTGCGCCGAAATATTTGCATTATTTGAGAACATTTTTACAAATTTATATAGGAATTTTGCTAGTTATAAGGTATAATCCTATTACATATAAAGGGCGTGACTTTGGAGAATTTGATAGGCGGTTAGTATTTTCATCGGGTATATTTTTATTATTATCAACTGCACTAATCGGATCAATTCAGAAATATTTACAAAATAAAACAACAAAATTAATTAGCACTGGAATAAGTAGTATTGCTAATATTGCTACTAATGCTACTAATTATAAATAGTTTGTTACTTAATGTCTAATTCTAATTCTAATCCTAATCCTAATAATTACCCGTATAAATAATATAGACCAAGAATATTCCGAAGAAATTTTTAGCAAATAGGTCTAATATATTATATATTATATTTTTAATATAATACGGCATAAACGCAGCAACACCATAAAGCGACCAGAAAAAGAAAAAGTACATAAATATAGTTAATCCTGATGTTTGTGTATTTTTAGCTACATAATTTTTAAAAATCATATAATAATAAATTAAAAAAGGTATAAACCCTAATAGCACGCTGTAAACAATTGGAATGACCTTTATTTCGCCTAAATACCCAAATAAGAGCATCATCCAATTTAAGCTCAATATTGGAACTAGCGTTTTATAATTAGTTTTTAATATAGAAGTCAATCTTAATCTGCTTGTTTGCTTTGTAGCCTTTGCCTCTAAAAATATTAAATATGAAATTAATGTAATAAGCATAGTTGGTGTTGTTAAAACCCAATCCTTATACCTGTTTGGTGTCATATTACTAAGATTTTTATAATTATAAACTAACCAAATGTAAAATGTGACTTCAACCATTTCTACAAATAATTCAAAAAAAAACAAGTCTTTTATTATAACATATTCGGGTGGTGTTTTTTTTGTAATTACCAGTAATGAAATTGCTAATGTTGCAAATTGAACAATTATAGACAATTTCAGTGTATAACTAAAGAGTTTTTTAATATTCATTATATATTATATAATTTTATAATTTTAATCATATAATATAAAAAATGATAAATAAAAAAAATGATAAATAAAAAAAATGATAAATAAAAAAAATGATAAATAAAAAAAATGATAAATAAAAAATGAAAATTAATAAAATTATATATATATATATAATGGATTTAACTAAAGCAGACTATATAAAAATTTTGAATTATTACAATGTGCCGTTTAAAAAAACAACAACTAGCCATCTTAAGAAATTAGCCGAGCACATAATTGCTAAAAAACTATGTAGCTGTATTAAAAAAGTTCCAAATGCAAATAATCCAGAAAGCCGGGCTATTGGTATATGTATTTATAGCGTGTTACAAAAAAAACACCTAAAAATAAATGGCTTCACGTGTAAAAAAAAAATGGCGCTCAAGTCCAGCAAGAAGAATAAACATAAACTATTTAAAGAAATAGCACAGTTACTATTAAAAAACAAGACTATTAAGAAACTGAGAAAATAATGGAACAATCTACTATTTATAATATGAATAGTAACAGCACATCAAAAACAGACGAAACTTATAACGGAGTTCCTTTTTTTAGAAAATATGGTCCTCCGCGCACAAAAAGCCATTCATATTCAAATAAGGTTGAAAGAGCAATTGTTAAAATATTAATGGATCATCCTCATCCAAACATAGTTAACTATTATGATGTAACAGATGATTATATTACTATGGAACAATTATGCACTGAAAAAGTGGCGTCGTGTTATGTTGGATTAGAACCAACGAGCTATGACGAATTAATTGAAATACAAGAAGTAATGGAAAAAGTGAAAATTTATTTACAAGGCTTAGGAATTATGTATGTAGATTGGAAGTTTGATAACTTGGCTAAATCAGTAGATGGAGTTTATAAATTATTTGATTTTGATGCATCAGGATTGGTTGATTTAAATAGTGAGCAATGGATACTTGAGCCAGTACATTATTGGAATTACAATGAGGCGTTTAAAAATGGATGTATAATGCCGCAAACAATAGATGATTGGGCTTTTAACTATAACATTATACAAGACGGTTTTAAATTAGTTGAATAGTTAGTATCGTTAATATGTTGGATTTTCGTTTATATTATAATTTTATAATATTTTTTATAATAAAATAACAAATATTATATGTATTCATTATTGGCATTATTAGCAGGTGCAGCAGCAAAATTATATGATGATTTAGCAGATAATAATTTATTACAAAAGTTTCGTAATAATACATTTATGGAATTTTTAAAAGGCCTTCATTATATTACATTTATATCATTAAGCATAGAAGAACCAATGTTTTTTATTATTCAATATGTGTTGAACATAGCACATTGTTTTGCAAATAAAGAAGGTTATAGCAAACCTTATGAACATTCGCTATTATATTCTTTTTTGTTATTATTTATTATTATAGATTATAATAAAATAACATCTTCTTGTATAATAGATATATTGCAAAGTATAATATTTATATTGGGCATGATCATTGAACCAATAGCTATGAAAATTTTATGTGAAAATAGTGAATATTCGTTTATTAAACTGATTTTTAGATGTTTTTTAATACTATCTACGGCTATATTAATACATTTTTTCAC